CCCCGCCGTGCCTTTCGACATAGCGAGAGATGTAGCCCTACCCCCTGCAATTTTAATTATTCTTTTCATAAAGCGTTTTCATAAAAGGAATAATACTGCCTGTTTATAGTTATGTCAACAAAAATCGTATAAATAATTAAAAATAGTTTCACATACTTTGTTAAAGATTTATAGTTCTGATGTCGATAGGCGAACTGTGGAGAATGGCACATCCTTTTTTAAGAGCTTGCCTGAAAAGGTGGAGCATAAGAATAAGAATTTTAGTTGATAAGGAAAATGGAGAATGGAAAAATGATACTATCTAATGACGTGTTGAGGATACAGGATAAAAAGGTAACGAGGGTGAGCGATGGCAAGGATATAACAATTTTTGAGTTTTTGAAGATGCAGATAGATATGTCGAGAGTTCAGGGGGGTATGGAAAAGGTAGTAAAAATCAGAGAAAAGTTTAATGCAGATAATGTTAGTGAGATTGACTTTACTGATGAGGAGATAGATGTATTGATAAAGATTGTAGATAGTAATCCGTTGGGTGAAAGGGTGGCAATGGTTGCTCCCGTTCTCTATACGTTAATGGCTATAAGGGATGAGATAAAGGAAGAGGGTAACATTAAGTTGATTAAAGGGAATGATGAGGTAAAAATATGACAATATCAAGTGATGTGAGGAGGAGTTGGACGGTTCTGTCGTTTGACCAAGATTATACGGCTGCGATAAGCGGGACAGAGGCGACGGGGGTTGCCGTAGCGTCGTCTGTTGCAACAAATACGGGCATTGTGGTAGTAGATAAAATTACCCTATCGACAAATGTGGCAGGGAATATATGGTTCACTGACACGTCAGGAGTGCAAATTGGTAATGATTTTTATATATTGGCTAAAACGACATTCGTAGATGAACCCGAATGGCAATTACCCGTAGGGACAGGGTTATTGGTAAGAAGCGATATTGCGGGCAATCATTCGGTGAATGTTCTTTATCATATAAAAAACAGACGTGGGGTTCCAAGATAGGCAAGGGAGGGGGTAATTGATGACAGGTAGGATAGGCGGAGTTAATTCATTGCCGTTGAATGAGATAATACCTATTGAGGATTGGACGGATGAGAGAAAGAGAATTGTTGCTACTGCGATTTTGGGTGGCTCTACCGTGCAGAAGGCAATCGAGGCGGCTAATGTAACTCGTGGTGCATATTATTATTGGTGTGGTAATGACCCCCAATTTAAGGCCACATTAGACAGGGGAATTCCCATAGAGCTTCAATCGGCAATGCCCAACGCCATAAAAAAGCTGGAGTATATAATGGAGAATGGCGAGCCAGATGAGCAAAGGAAGGCGGCAGAGGCGCTGCTTCGTGAGGGTAAGATAATGGCATCACGAGTGCAAGTTCCGAGAAATATAAATGTAACTAACAATACGATTATATCAAATCTGACAGATGATGAGCTTTTATCTCGTCTCCGTAAATTTGACCCTGCGATACTGAGTAGCATTATGAATCAGGGTAGGGATATTGTAAAGAGCGTGGAGGTAATTGTGGAGAATGCTGATGCAAAAGGCGAAAAGGAATCCGCAACTTCAGGAGATAACGGAACTTCTGACGGAACTGAAAAGCCGTAAAGATGCAAGGGGAATAGATTTTTACGAGCCGTTTGAATGGGCAAAAGCGTTTCATCAGTGTCAGAAGCCGTTTAGATATGTAATTGGTTCTAATAAGGTAGGCAAAACCACAGGGGCAGCTGTTGAAGGTGGACGGTTTTCTCTTGGTACTCATCCGTATCGCAAGAATATCCGTATGCCTAATGAGGGGTGGGTTGTTTCTACTGATTTCTCTAAAGGATTAGAAGTCGCCCAGAGACGCTTTTTTGATTTCTTTCCTAAAGATAAAATTGCTTCTTATGAGAAAAGGTATAGGACATTACATACTACAGATGGCTGTATTGTCCGATTCAAGTCGGCAGAGAGCGGCAGGGAGGCATTTGCGGGTGCGAATATTGATTGGGCTTGGGTTGATGAGGAATGTCCAAGAGATATATTTACGGAAATAGTTGCTCGCCTTGTTGCAACGGATGGGTGTCTGTGGATGACGATTGTTCCGATTGAAGGGATGGACTGGACATATACGGATATATGGGATAAGCAGGGGACAGTAGAATTTGATACTGATTCTCAGATATTCAGTCCAGAGATATGGGATAATCCACTACTTACGGATGTGCAGATTAAAAGGTTTATGCGGACATTGGGTGATGATGAGATTCAGGCGAGAATTTACGGCAAGTATGCGACACGAAGTAAGATTATATATCAAGAACTTGACAATATTTTAATTTCCTCTAAAAAGGTAGATGAGTTTTACCAGATAGCAAAGGAGGAGGTGGCGATGTGATAGTGCTAAATCCAGAATGGGAATATGGGGTTGCTATCGATACGGGGTATTTTACTGCTGCGGTTTGGGGAGCAGTGGATTTTTATGGGAATATGATTGTTTATCGTTCTTATTTAGCGGAGAATAAGATTGTAGCTGAACACTCGAAGGAATTTTTATCTTATCAGGCAATCGATGGTGTGCTTCCAACCTATGTTATAGACCCAGGAAGTCAGGTAAAATTAGAATATATTGCAAATGGTATTTATTGTATAGATGGTGACAACTCGGTAGATGCGGGGAATAATTATGTTTCGTCTTTAATGCGTATTGATAAGGATAAACCCGTAGGTCTTGAGTGGAATAATCCACAGCTTCTTATTTTGTCTGATGGTGAGGGGAATGATAAACTACTCCGCCAGATGAGAAATTATAGACGTAGGGACGTAAGGGGCGTTGTAAAGGATGATAGGCAGAGAGAAAAGATAAGAAAAGTGGACGACCATTTGTGTGATGCGTTGCGTTATTTATGTATGGCAAAATTGTTTCCGCAGAAGAGATGGCGTCAAGGAGTTGTGGGCAGTAAATTGGCAAGTAGGGTGTCTCCACATATTGAGCATATAAGGGGAATGGCGAGGAATTTACGTAACGGTAATTCTCGGTGGGAATCGCCCTATGATTTTCAGTTAGGAGTAGATTACTAATATGGTAGAGCTGATTGTAGGTATATTGGCAATTACGATTATTGCTTTAGTGTGGTGTATAAATAAAGTATGCGACCTTGCATACAGGGAACGTAGGGAATTATATACTCGTATTCAGGGAACGTATTATGATGATAATATCAAGCAAGATGTAAAGGTTGTCGATATTCCGAATAGTAGCGACATTATTTTAAAACTTCCTGACCACGTAAAGGTGGATGCTGATGGCGTGATGATTGACACTAAAAATAATATAGCGTTTGAGAGTATGGATGATTATGACCATTATGTGCAGACAATTGGCGGTCAAGATAGGGCTTTGACTAATTATGAGAAAGAGGAATTGTTAGTGAGGAATAGAAATGGAAATTGACGTTGGTGTGCAGTCCGAGAATGTTACGGCGGGAACGTCTTCGCAGAACGAAGAAGCCGTTAATTTAGTTAAGAGTAGATGGGAGTCGAGAGAATCCTCTAAAGACGCCTACGAGCAAATATGGTTTAAGAATCATTTATATTTAATTGGCAATCATTACACTAAAGTATCTGCTAATTCAGTAGCGCCCTTTTATGTTGGTAAGCCCAGCAATAGAGTTCGCCATACTATAAACTTTTGTATAAAATGGTATGAGTTGACGCTTGCGAAGTTATTGCAAAATGCTCCGCTTTTATATGTATCTCCTGCAACGAGTGAGGCGGAAGATGAAGGCAGAGCAAGATTGGCAGACCAGCTTTTGGAGTATTATGAGTATTTGTTAGATTTGGGCGTAGTAAGGGAAAAGTTATATAGCTGGGCGTGTGAAACGGGGAATGCGTGGATATATATATTTTGGAATAAAAATAAGGGAAGGGTTAGGGAGGTTCCGCAAATGCAAATGCAAATGCAGGACATCGGGGAAATGATGGATGGCGTAGAGATGATACAGACGCCTATAAATATTCCCGTTTTAGATGAAGATGGCAATCCGATTGTAGATAAAATCCCAGAGGGTGATGTGGACTGCGAGGTATTGTCGCCATTTGAAGTTATGGTTGACCCGTATTCAACTGATGGTGATTATGAGTGGATATTAGTTTCAAGGTTGAAATCTATACGACAATTGAGGGATATGTTCGGCGAAGATGCAGTTAGGGATATTAAACCCGAGGATAGCGATACAACTTTTCTATATCATAAATATATGCGGGATTTGGTTGGTGTTGATGGCAAGTCCGCCAATACATCTAATTCTTCAGCATCACTGAAGGGTGATGATAGATTGTGTATAGTTCACGAATATTGGGAAAGAGTTAGTGGTCGGCATCCAGAAGGGAGATATATCGTTGTTACTGGAGATAAGGTGTTGTGGAATACAGGTATTCCCTATAATCATAAACAGATACCTATATTGCACTTGTCATATCTAAATATAAATGGGCGGGTTTACGGAATGACGCCGCTTGAGCAGGCAATACCTATGCAGAAGGATTATAATCGTGCAAGGTCGCAAGAAACAGAGGATAGAAATAATCATTTAGTTAGACGGTTGTTGATACCCAAACAAAGTAAAGTTGAGAAAGATAATTTGACAGACGAGAGAGACGTTGTGTGGACTTTTCAACCTGGGATGAGGGGGGAAGAACCGCATTATATGGCGCCTCCGCCATATTTAGGACAGTGGGATAATATGATTGCACGGACTCGCAGGGATTTGGAGGATTTGCTTTCCGTTCACGAGGTTTCAAGGGGAATAGCGCCAGGCAGTATTAAAAGTGGTGTTGGCATATCAATGCTTGTGGGTGCAGATGATAGGACAATTTATCCGCTTACAAAACATATGGAGCAGTTGATGTCTAAGGTTGGCAGGATGATATTGCAATTAGTTGACCAATTTGTAAGTGAGGAGAGGCAGGTAAAAATTGGTGGTAGGGATAGTGCTATAGAGGTTGTAAAATTTGGTGCAAAGGCATTGAAGGGCGATAATGCTGATGCGGATTATTTTGATGTTAGGGTAATAGAAGGTTCGGCGATGCCTAAAAATCCTATTGCCAAAAGACAGGAGGTCGTGCAACTGATACAGATGGGGGTCTTGTCTTCTGTAAATCCGCAGCATTCTCAATATATTACAAAGTATTTAGGATTAGGTAGCGATAAGAAAATGATGGCAGACGCAAAGGCGGATGAACAAAACGCAACGTTAGAAAATAATATGATGAAGCAGGGGACAAGATGTATTCCGAGAGAATTTGAGAATCACGCCATTCATCTTGCGGTGCTGAATGCCTATAGGAAAACATTAGAATATCGTAATTTGCCGAAAGATATACAGGTGGCTTTTGATGACCACGCAGGACTTACGGAACAAATGATGGTTTTAGGATTACAGAAAATGCAAATGATGCAACAGGCGGCAATGGGAATGCCACAGCAGAGCTCGGGCGGCGGTATTAAGGGAATGGAGGGCAGGTCGCCTATGGCAGGTGAGGTTAATCCTGAAAATCCGCCTGAACCTACGGCAGGGCAGGTAGAGGCAGACCAGAATTCTATTGAACCGCCTTATGAAGGAACTTAAGAATGTTGTCGATATTAGGCATACTGATTATGATAAGGTGTGTTCGGAATGCAAGAATCAGTGTATTAGGAATAATGATGTTAAGGATAAGCAGATTAGTATTTTTAATATAAAGGATGAGGTTGTATATTATTGTCAGATATGTGGAAGGCATTGGAGGTAATTTTTAATGGCAACAGGAATGGTATCAGATATGAATGGAATGGCGAAGCAAAAGTATATGAAGAAGGGAGGTAGCGGTATGGCGGAGAATTGGATAGCAGGAGCGATAAAAAAGAAGGGGGCATTGCATAAGGGCTTGAATGTTCCGATGGGTAAAAAGATACCTATGATAAAGATGGAAATAAAGGAAAGCGATAGTCCTTTAATGAAAAGGCGAAAGCGGTTAGCCCAGACATTGAAGGGACTTAGAAAGTAAAAATATTGTTCGCCTAATGGCGAGAGTCATCCACTCGTTAAATTGGCGTTAAATAAAAATGGATGTTTATTTAGGAGGTTCTGCAAAATGGGTATTGAAGAAGCAGTTGACGTAAAAGGGACGTCTGGTTCGTCAGCAGACGGCATTGGCACAACGGCATCACCACAGGATGTTGAAACGCAAACGCAGGGTGGGGGCGATACTACCGCTATTCAGGGTGATGGCAAGGAAGAGCAGGCAGTTCCTTATGCACGATTTAAGGAAGTGAATGATAAGAAAAACGAATTGGAGAAATTCTACGAAGAAGTTGATGGTAATCTGGATGGAATGGTTAACGAAAGGGTAGGCAAGCTACTTCAGGACTCGACATTCCAGAAACAGTATTACGAACAACTCAAGAAAATCTACGGTTCGGAAGAGGCAAAGCAGATAGTAAAAGAGAATGTTCAGCAAGCGAAAGCAGGGCAACCCGTAACATTACCTCCAGAAATACAGCAAAAGCTGGCTAAAATAGATGAGCTTTTAGCGTGGAAGAAACAGCAAGACGATGAGTCGATGCTATTAAAGGCAAGCGAGGCAGTTGATACGGAGATGCAAAAGCACCCTATTTTTAGAGAGGGGATATTTGCGTCAGAGGAATATGCGGATATTGTCAATAACTTTATTGCTGGTGAACTGAACAGAAATCGGGCTATGCCTATGTCTGTAGTTGTTGCCAATGCGGCTAAAAAGATGGCAGGGCTTGTAGAGAAAAGCAGGACTTCTTATGTTGAGAGTAAGGCAAATGCGGGCAAAACCGTTCCTTCTACAGTAAAGGGCGGTAGTGGTGCTCCCGCAGGAAAGCAAACAGCACCTAAAGGTTTTGATGAAGCTACGGCTTCTTTTGTTGAAGGTCTTAAGCAGTCAATAGCTTCAGAAGAATAAAGGAGAAACTTAAAATGGCAACAGGAGTGATTAGTGATTTGGGTAATAGTTTGACCCAAAAATATGCAGGTGCGATAGTGTCTGAAATAAACGATAACGACCCGTTTATGCAGAGAATGTCGAAGAAAACTGACATTATTACTGTGGATGGGTTAGGATTGTCAGTTCAGATGAGGGTTAAGTATGGAAACAACCCTGGCAGGTTGTCTATTGCGGAAAATGCTGATTTACCAACAGCTGGAGTTCCGCTCTGGGCGAAGCCGACAGTTGGGCTGAAATTTGCC